TTGTAAGTTGATAGAAAGCAATATCGGCATTCTTCTTCTGAGTAGAGCTTTCCTTGATGGATGAATTAGGAACTATCCGCACGTCTAGCTCAACGTCCTTATTCAAAAGATAGTCGCGCGTAATAAGTATCGGCTCAACGGTGGCACTCTCAGGGGCATATTCGGCATCAGCCGGCATACCCATTTCTTCATTAGCCGCTCTCATTAATTTACCCTTTACTTGCTCTTCGCTCTCGCCGTTTAATGACGGAGCGATCTGAATCATCTTCTTGCCTATTTTTCCATTAGTTAATTTTTTATTATCCATTACCAAGAACTTGAATCTAGTAGAGCCGTCCTGGGCTTCAGACGGCTGAGAATAATATTGAATTAAATTATGCAGTCTTAAAAAATATTTGTGTTGCATCGCAGATTCAATCATCTGTAAGAACAATGAAGCAATATTCAAAGCATTCTCTTGTAACGTCTGGACCTCAAATTTAGTCTTTCTTCCACCGGTAGAAATACCCTGCGCTTCTTCTGACACAGTGCTTTCAGACATAGACCGCTTCAATAGTTGCAAAACCTGGAAAGATGCTTGGTCAACGCCCCCCATGGATCCGCGCTGAATCTTGGTCCCCGGCTCCATCTGATAAATCTTATTAGGTTCTAAGAAGCCATCAGATAAATCTTCTATATCACCGTCAATAAAAGTCGGAGAGTTTAACGCTATAAACATCTGGTCAAAGACATTATTCAAAGTAGCATTGTCCATGTCTTGCATCGACATCAATTTATCAGGGAAACTCTTCCCGTAAAGAAATTGGTGATGAATCGGTTCTGAAATAGCAATCCAAAAAGGAATTTTCTTATGATTATATTCTATCGGACCATCATAAATCTTAATACCGTTACACCAAATTTTATGAGTGTCAGTGGATTCGTCAAACCACTCGCACGCTTGTACTCTGTCATTAGCTACGTCTTCCTGTAGGCCCCAAACAAAGTACCCGGAATCATAATAATATCCAGCCGGTTTCACTTCGCTAGCATCTTTATATCTTCCAAATATATCTTTGAATCCGTCCATTGTAAGAGTGCGTACCCGAAAACATCTCTTAACTTTTATTCTAAAATCTCGCGAATTAACCCAAATTGTCTCCGGATAAAATTCTTCGATAGGCACTATCTCCCCGTAAACATCATCCCACGAATCATATGTCACGTCTTCCGTGACAGCTTCGCCTGTATCCGGATTAAACTCTTTGACAAATTTAATAGTCTTCTTATCTTTCATCCATGACTCGAATCCAACAACCGTCCCTTCGGACATGCAAGTAAACATTTCCCAAACGAGTTGTTCAAGCTCTTTATTATGAAGATTGGCTGAATCCAATAAATCTTGATAAATTTTCGCTCGTTGCTTGCTGGCGGTAGTATTAAAAATAGAATTAGCTTTTACTAAAACTTCTACCGACATTCTGGCGGAAACTAATTTCGTTAAAATCGTAATAACTTTATTTCTCGTAACCGGATCAAAAACATTCGATTGCCAGTCATCTTTCCACTCCGGCTTTAAATGATGTTCGTTCATTCTGTCAACTGAATCTTTGACGTAGTCAATAATATTCCTTGATAGCCCGCCTTTATTAAAAAACCGCACAGTTTGATTGCGGTTTTCTTTATACTTTAAAAAAGTTCCCCAGTATTCGGCGTATTCCTCGTCGTTTTTCGGCTCTTTATTATATTTTACTGGCGGAATAACTTTTGTTTCTTCTGCTTGTGGCATAATTTTAGATTAAACCTATTTATGATTATCCGACTACTCCGCTAACAGACGATGAATAAGTTCTCTTAGGCGCCTGACGACCATTATTTTTATCCTTTATAGCGTGATTATATGTGAAGTATGTGACAGCGTCTGAAATATGAGAATATTCATTGTGTTGCGGCGTTTGGCTTGAAGTGTTGCCGCTCTTTGGCTTCACGAACTGCCATGATGATAATGCCTCAATGGTTAATATACAGGAATCTGAAACAATAATCCGCTCCATCATGTTCCTCGCGGAACCTATTCGCTCTTTCACCGGTGCGCGCTGACTCTTAAATATATATCCGTATTTTCTTAAAATAGACGCGTTCGACTGCCCCGACGTTAGCGAGCGGTTCTCTCCGGAATGAGGATCGCCATACATTATTCCATGTTTGTACTCCTTACTCTGCAAAATCTCTATAAAATGGTAGATACTCGTGCCATCTCCAGACCCATTATTCTGATATTCGTCAATTATATAGAATACGCCATTGGCTTTGTCCTCTTGCCACCATATAAATGCTGTTGTGTCAAGTCCAAAGTCCGCTGATATATATAATGGTAATTCTTTGTTGTATCTTAAATCTTCCTTGACGTTATTCTCGATACTGAACATCGGGAAAATCTTATCACCGGCTGACGCATCGTAATCGATGTCTAATTCGCAATGGACTTCTTGCATTGTGCTAGCCCTCTTGACCTCTCCATCATACCATGGCGACCTAGGGTTGCCAAGAGCGTCAAAATATAGTCCTTCGGCAAACTTAGGATGTAATGTCCAGTGCAATCGCAGATATGGATTCATTTTTTTCTTGGCATTCTTTATCACAGTATAGAAGTGGCAGTTTACGCCCCTAGTATTGGCTGTAGAGAGTGGAATGCGGCAAGCCGTTGAAGAACCACATGATTGCCACGCAGCCTTGTCAGTAAGCTCCCAGGAGGCAAACTCATCGAATAAAATAGCCTTACGCCGATCGGACCGCCCGTAATTAGGATTATTAGATTCGCCGGCAAATGTGGCTCCGGATACTGGATGAATCATTAAGGCTGTCTTATCGCTTACTTTATCCCTCAAATGAGGCATTAACCACTCTGGCGAGCGATTCATTAGGTACCTAGCCTTCTCAAAAAGAGTTTTAATATTCCCCTTAGTATCAACGTTCTCTTTCTTCTGCGATCCGAGCAGGATGTCCCACCCGTGAAAATGCCAGCCCCATATAAAGATAGTCACTATAAGCCACGAGAGGCCCATGTCGCGCGATTTCTCGATAGGAAGGTCGTATCCTAAGACTATAGCCTTAATTATTTCCTCGGCGGCCCGCTCCTGATAATCCCAAAGAAGAAATGGAATATTCTTTTTAGATACTTCATCGGCGCGCGGATTCTGTATCCACACTGAATTGTCACACCAAAAAATGAAGCCCTTTGCGAATTTCAAGGAGGGGTCTTGGTCTAGCTGCGCTCTAGTCGGAAAAGAAGATTTACAAAGAGATTTGAATACTTCCCGGTTGACAGATTTGTTAGGATTTGATTCGTCAACTAAAACAAAATTATCAAGACGTGCGCTTGTTTTTTTATCTAAAAGTATTTGCTGCTCCTCGGATGACAGTAACGGAAATGACGATAGGTGTTGGTTGTTATTATTTTGAGACCGTTTGTCCGTCATAAGTCTTTTTTAAATTATTGGACTGGCTCTGCAAAAAAGCTAACTTATCCTCAGGAGTTTTTAATTCTTTTAAAATAGCCGCTACATCAACTTTGACATCATGATGCTCGACAACGGTCGTCGGCCTGCTGGTATTGAGTCGCGATGTGTTATCGAGACGGTTAAACACGTCGGCGACTTGATGTAGAAGGCCCATCTTATCTTGAGCTGATAGCAAGTCTGAGTCTTTTTCGGCAGTTTTAATGGCGTCGTCAACAAAACTTAAAAGATTATTCTTTGTTTCTGATATGCGATAATTTTCTCTTGAAGCTGAGGTGGCAAGATAGTGACGCTCTAAATCCATTCTAGTGGTCTCATTAGTTTCGACAATTCTATTTACAGCTCTAGTAGATAAATTATAATCGGCAGCAATTTCTTTAGACGGCATACCTTCCAGCCATTTTCTGATTATTTCTTTTCTGGAAACAAGATCAACTTGAAATTTAATTAGATTATGTTTAACAAGAGAGGCTCCGTCCGGCTCGAAATAATTTATATCTTGTATTGGATTATCCTCTATCTCTTTTAAAAGAGGTGCTAAGGGATCATCTTGCTTAGAATTGTTATCTATAGATGTGAGATTTAAGTGAGGAGGAGTTCCGGTATTAGGCATTTGAGCATTGCTAACACTGGATGGCTGCTGAAAATTAGACGGCAAAGGATTATTTAGGTCTATTGGGATTTGGTTGGCTTGAAGATTGATTGATTGAGATAGGTCGCTTAGATTAGGCAGCATAGATAATGTTTGGCGATTAGAAAGTTATTTTTAGATTATAACATTTATTTCGACTATTGTAAAAAGATAAAACTATATGACGATATAGTTGTTTTTATATTGAAAAATATATCGTAAATTTTTGGATAGCAACTATATAAATACGCGCGGCGGCCTGGGGGTGGATGGTATGGTCAAGTGACATAATTTGACGAATTAGTCAAATAATGTTTATCATTAACATATAATCAATAATATGTCAAACAAATAATAATAATAGCGTTTTTTGGCTAATATGGATAATGTGAGCAATTTAACCGAGTATAATACTGATTATGCGCGGTTCCCAAATTACTTTTTTTATCTAATATTAGTAATCACGCCCCGCCTTGTCCTATCTCACCGGAACTTAGGCCGCCAAAAATACCACGGCGACGAGATCATGGAACGCTAAAGCCATGAGATAACTAGAAATTGGGAGAGAAAAATAGGCGGGCGGAGATTGGGCGGGAAGCACTTGACAAAATTAGCTTTTCTTTACATTCTATAGATGCGTTTTTAACGCTCCGCACAATTCCGCATAATTCCGCACAATTCCGCACAAATTATTGTGCGGCGTAATCGCATATAATATTAGCTAAAAAAAGTAATTCCGCACAAACGCACAAAAAAGTTTTAAAATTATTTATATATTTTAAAATAACATAACTTGACATATATGTAAATTTATATCATAACTTGACAAATCTGTCAAATTATGTTTTAATATTTTACTTCTTATAAAAAAATAAATGTGATATTGTGCGGTATAGTATAATTATTTAATAATAGCCAAAATATAACCGCACAATAATTATTTTAAAATGTGCGGTTTGTGCTTTTTGCTATTATTTAAAGAGAAACGGCTCAGAACGATCATCAAAATTAACAAAATAGACTAAAATCATCACAATTATTTGACATATATGTCAATTTATACTAGAAATACTTGACATATAAGATTATTTGTGTCAACATATTATTTAATATCTGTCAAATATTTGGGAACTATTTGATGTATCTGTCAAATAATATCAACATATTATTTAATATCTGTCAAAATGTATTAAATATAATAAATACTAAGTTATGTCAAATAATTATATAATTTAACATAAAATCAAATAATTATTTAAAAACGAGCCTCTATAAGCTCCGCCAAGGTTTCAAAACTATGTCCGCCTATACTTATGCCACGAAACAGCCCGCCTTGCCCTCTCCTACTATGATCAAGGCTGCCGCTTACCAAATGGCCGCCTTGATTTATTGCGGGCTAAAATAAACGGATATGGATTATCTATTAAAATCCTTTAAACCTCTTTTTTTAGTTATCCCCAACTACCCCATTGTATAGTTTAAATAACTATGCTATAATATAGTTATAACAATTAATAACTAAACACAAAACCCTATGAGTTGACAAGCGCTTAATACAATTTATTGTTTACCCTAAGCGCCTCGCCTCCTTAAAGGCTCATAATATCGTTATCAAGCATCATCTTGAATATTATGATAAAGATAAAAACGCGATAGCCGCAAGAAAAACAAGACAGAAGCGCGCTAAATTACTAATCATTAAATAATATGCTCCCCTGCCCTCAATGCTCCGCCTCCCAAGGCTACAAGCAAACAATTGACGCCCGCCTGTACTTCTTTTGTCCCGTGTGCCAATTAAAGATATTAATGAAGCTATACCGAGCAAGCGAAATTTTAACAAAAGCATTAAATAATAAATAATAAAAATAATATGACCGAATCGTTAAAAAAAGACTGATAGTATTTTGCTATTTAATTCTGGAGAATAGCGATGATAGAGAATTATTACAGGAAGCGCAAGCGATAAAGAGTATTTTAACTAATTAATAATAAAAAATGTATGAAAGATATTAATAACTTAAAACAAGACTTAGATTTTGCTAAATTACTACAAAATTATTGTCAAAACAAAAACGGCCATAATGAAGATTTAAAAGCCCCATTTTATCAAGACGGCAAAATTTGCGCCACCGATTCATATATCGCAATAATGATTCAGGCACAAAATAATAATTTCAAAGAATTAGAGTTCCCGAAAATGAAAAATATTACCCCTATTGGAGGAATAAAGATAACTTTAAATGTAAAGTTATTGTTAAGAGCGCTTAAGGCCTTAGATTCTAAACTTAATAAGAATGTTGACATCTTTATACAAGATGAACAATCAGTCCCGCTGAAATTGATTCAAGATAACAAGACTATTTTAATAATGCCAATATTTAATAATAAATAATATGTCAATCAGAGCCTACAAACTAATCGAAATTAAAACAGAAAAAGTTCCGACTTTTAATTATAATGAGAAGGAAATAACAATGTTAGCGGACGACTCAAATGCCGATATTTTATGTTTTCAAAAGGAAACCCTAGAGGAAAAATATAATACAATTAATCACGAGGAAATTAAAAACATTTTAGCGGAAATGATTAAAGAATGCGGCGACGAGGATTATGTCGAGTATCACTGTTATTAAATAATCACCCTTAGCCCGGCTTATAGCGCAATTTATGCTATTGGCCTGGTTATAGGCTAATTATTCTCATTTATTGATAATTTTCCAGCCTCTACAAGCCCCGTATAGCTTGCCAAGCAAGCAATATAGCGGGCTTGTAGTTAAAAAACTTGCGGGAACATTAACAACTAAAAATTATATGATAAATAAATTAGATTATTGTTTAGCATGTCAAATTAGCGACTGGCTATTAAAAACTAATCAAGCGTTTTGCTTTGTTGGCGGTTATGGACTCATCAGCAAAGAGCAATGCCAAGAAGTGATAAATGTCTTTAATACATTAAAACAATAACCACTATGCTATCACCTTTAACCCAGTATCAAAGAGAATCAAGGCAAGCTCAATTAATAGGCTTACTGGCTAATTTCAAGGCCAAGTTATACGAGAACTTTACTTGCGGCCAAAATATTAATATCATTGACCGCAATCTAACAAGCATAGAAAAACAAATCAAACACTTATAACCTCGGTCTAGCCCTCATAACACTAAACTAAACTTAAAAGCCGAAACGCCCCGCACGTTATCGGTTTTTTTGTATTCTGTAAATAACACTAAAACAGATAAAAGTCAAAAAATAAAAATATCGACTTGCCAATACAATGGTAGTCAGGTCTGATTTTCTCTCACTTTCAGATAAAGCAGAGGACGGCCTGTCCCGATAATTTATTTTTTAGCCCCCCCCAAGACCCTTGACAAGTGTTTTTATTTAGTATAAAGTTATTAACTTTTTTTCCACAGTCTGTTGATAACTGCATTAATCTCATAATCTTCGTAAGGTTGTGGAGGTTTTTTTTATAGGCTATAATTGATAACATACTGCTAGTTCCTCCAGTCGGCTCGCTTACTTGTAAATGCCTAGCAGTATGCATATTACGGTAAGCTGGCCAACTGGGGGTATTTTTTTACACATACCCCATTTTAAACGCATTCTATTTTATGCGAGCGTATAGCATTTGCTCTATTTGATTATATGAAGGAAGGCCACGAACCAAAATTTAGAATATTCAAGCGCGAGAAACGAATCCCGACTCTTTTAAGGATAGAGGAAATTTCCGAATATTTAGATAGCAATCCAGGAGATTATGATTTTTTTATCAGAGAGTATGCCG